GTTTGCCACGGCGACGCTAATGGCCCCCCTGACTTATGAGCTGTCGGACCTATTGCGCGGGCAGCTAGGCACAGAACACCTCGTCGGGACGCACGGGCCAAACGAGGTGCTGATCATGGCCACCGAGGCCAGCACCGGGCGAACCGACTATGGCCCGGGCGACTGGGATACCGAACGACTCTATAAACCTGCGTCTACCCTGATGTTGTTGGAGACCGCCGCGGATCAGGACTTTACAAACGCCGGCGCGGGCAAGACGCCGTACAGCCCAGTGCATATCCGGGGCGAGCGGGACGGTTCAAACAACCTGACCATCACGTACGTGCGTCGGTCCCGGTTGCGCGCCCCAGGCATCGGCAACGGTCCCGTCCCGCTGGGCGAGGCAACAGAGGCATATGAGATTGACATTCTGGACGAGGCGAGCCCGCCTGGGGTGCTGCGCACGCTGACAGCAACCGCGCCTGAGGTGGAGTATCCCGCCGCCCTGCAGACGGAAGATGGAATAACCCCTGGCGACCCGGTATCATTGCGGGTGTATCAAATGAGCGACGTCCGTGGCCGAGGCTATCCGGGCGAGGCAACCGTTTAGAGGCGAGACATGGCGACAACTCCGGATCTGGGCATACCGTTTATCGATGGCTCACAGTTTCAGCCTGATGTGACGTTGAATGAGGCCATCGTCATGCTGCAAGCGATGATGACGGGGGTAATCGCCGTGGGCGAGAATGACCCCCCGACTGGCTCACCAGGCCCGCAGGACGGGGATGCCTATGTCGTCGGCACGTCGCCAACTGGGGCTTGGGTCGGCCGCGAGAATTGCATCGCCATCCAGATTGAGGGGGAGTGGCGGTTCGTGCCGGATCGGGACAGCGACGGGTCTATCATCGCGATGGGCGAGCGCCAGGAAGGCAAGCTCCGCGTCTGGTCCCAGTTCGACAACGAATTGCTCGTCTGGGCGGACTCGGGCGCATCGCCCGGCACATTTGAGTGGCGTACGTTTAGCCAGTTATCGACGGACCTGACCGGCATTCTGAAGGGCTATACTCAGAACGTTTCGAACGCCGCCAACTCCACCAGCTGCACAGGCGGAGTTGCGACCGCGCTGCCAATGGTTAATGACGGGACGAACCCGCACGTAACGCCGACGGTGTCGACGGGGCGTATGGAATTCGAGGCGTCGTTTAACACGACGGGCGGGTTTCTTATTGACAACATGAGTCAGTTTACTGATTTCGACGCACGCATTTCGGTCGTTAATCTGGACGCGTCGCAGGTTGTCGCGACCGTGCAAATGTTTATTGTGGCTAACAAAACCATCCCAGGTACCGGCGTCGCGATACATGCGCCGAGCCTGACGCTGCTACAGAATGAAGAACAGGGGGCTCAAATTTCATTTTTCCACGGGGGCGACGAAGCCATATACCCGAGGATTGTTTGTGCCGCCACTCGTAACATTCAGCTCAACGGCGTCTACGTCAAAGCGCAGGAGCCGCAATGATGATCCCCGAGCAGTTGATCCAAAAAGCCCCGTACGTCGCGGCCGGCGCCACGACGTACTTCGGACTGACGATCAATGAGCTGGGGGTGGTTGTGGGCATCGTCTGCACCATCGCAACCACCGCTTACAATATTTGGCACAAAACCCAGATCCGCAGGCTAGCGGCCCGCCGGGGTCGGCAGGACTGAGATAAACAGCAATAACGGTACTAGCCACATCGCGATAAACAGCCAGAATCTAAGCATGTCCGGTCTCCCCTATGAGCCGAACCAAGGTACCCGCCATCCACTGGTACTCAGCGGACCGGACGGCGGACCGGGCGGACTCGGCGGACTCGGCGGCGGACCAGGCGGCGGACCAGGCGGCGGACTCGGCGGACCGGGCGGCGGACCGGGCGGCGGACTCGGCGGCGGACTCGGCGGACCGGGCGGCGGACCCGTTCACTCTCCCGGTTTTCGTCCAGTCATCCAAGAAGGCAAGAGACCCCTCGACGGCGGCATAGACCGGCGAGTCGCGGTCAATTGATTTCAGCAGGCGGCGCTGCACGGCCGCTAGAAAAGCGGGTTGAACTAGGGACAAGTCGGCCCCGATGGGGATACTCAAAAATAGCCGCTCTGTCCACTTGACAGCTTGGCCATCGGGGAGGCCCTCAAATATTAGGTCCTGTAGGCGAGTGACGAACTCGGGTACCCCCAGCGTTTCCGATAGAAATCTATGGTCACTATGGGTGCGCACACCAGCAGCCATCTCACCGTATACCGTGGCCAGGGAACACCCCACCGAGCACGCCCGGAAAGCGGCTCCTGCGCCTTCCGCGTATGTGCCCTTCAGGTACCGGTCCGCCTCGCGATGCTCGATAGCGGCGGCCACGAATCGCGCTTTCATTTCGGCACTGCTGTGCCACGCGTTAAACGTTCTGTTTGTCATTATGTACGCTCCTTTCTGTCAATTACCCGGGCGATCCACCCGGTGTGTTTCGGGTGGTTTTCGAACCAGGGGTGGCGGGCGACCAATTCGCGAACCACCTGTACTGTGGCCAACACTTGCTGTTGGTGGTGGGGTTGGCGCGTTTCGGCGTAGAATTGGCTGATCCGTTTCATGTCCGTTCCTCCTGTCTATGGTTTAATATTAGTCCATAGTGACGGCGGCGTCAACAACTATTTTCTATTCCAGCACTCGCCCGATCCGATCCGGTGCGGGAACGAGTATCTATCACAGTAGCAGGTTTCAAAAACCCCGCTCCGGGTGCGGTATTCGCGACGGCGGCCCGCATCGACACGCCAATCCCGCCCGCCGCAGTTGCTACACCGAGGCGGACGGACGTACTCACCCAGCTCCTTAGCCAGGCGCTTGCGCGTCCAGCAGCAGCCGCAGCGGTAATACGGCGGGCTCATGGACGGGCCCCGCCAACGCTCCGCTTAATCAGCCGGCCAAAAATCTGCAGCACTTGGAGCGGCGTCATATCGTGCTCATCCATGCGGGACTCATAGACCGGACAGACCGGCTCGCTGGTGGGCCGGTCTGGATCCCAGATGCTGACGCCCTGGGGGGCCTGGTCGCAGGTAACGGCACGGCACATAGCCAGCGTGACCGCGTCGGACCGGGAGACCCGCGAGACGTTGAGCCAGTGGGTATCACCGAACATCGGCAGGAGCAGCCCAAACCGGGCTACTGTATCGCATGCGGGGCACTGCTTAGCCATATCAGCCCTTCCTGTATCGTTTGCCGCGCCAACCACCTGCGGCGCGGATCGGCCAGCCAGCCGCCCAAGCGGGCAATTGGCCCATAATTGCTTCGAATTCCTCGACCGAGCCAAACCCGCGGGGTACCTCGGACACCAGCTCATCGTGGACGCGCAGAACGAGGGGGTAGCCCGCACGCTCCAGACTGACGACGGCGTGGGCCATAATGTCGCGGGCGACCGCCTGAACGACATTTTCAAACAGCCGGCCGGCGAACGTCTGCATCCGGATCCAGCCCATGGGGCCGTTTTTCGGGTTGGTGTTCCAGCCCTCGAAGGACATTTCCAACTGGCCCTCCCAGCGGGACGCCGGAGCCAGGCGGGGCTTGTGATATGTGACGTACCGGCCGGAGGGCAGTCGACAATACAGCGCGTCGCCCTTCACGCCATAGCAGATCGATCGGTACGCAAAACACTGGCCAGGGTTCTGAACCGCGGCAATTGCGGCACCCTCGAGCCCAAACAGTTCGAACCGGTCCGGGGCCCACGGCCGGCCCCGGATCTGGCCGCCCCACATTTCCACAATAGTGGGGCTGGCCGCGCGCCATGCTTTGATGTTGTCTTTTACCTGCTCGTCGGTGAACGTATCGCTGTCATCAAATTGCCGCCAGCCATTCAGCCAACCGCCAAACCCTAGGCCCAGCTCGGCCGGTTTGCCTATTTTTTGCCGGTCCGGGTGTTTGCTACCCGTTTCGGCCAGGTGCCGCGCGTACTCCTCGAGCGTGCGGCCCGTGATGCGGCCAGCCGATACCAGATAAATGTCCTGCCTCTGCCTAAATGCCTCGATGCGCCAATCCTCACCAGCCAGGACCGCCGCGACCACGGCTTCAATCGATGAATAGTCTGAGGCGAGCAGGTCCATACTCTCGCCTGCGACAAACATCCCACGTATGCAACCAGATAGCGCGAGCTGTACATCCCCATATACGTCCTCCACTCGGTCCAAACTGCGTGACCGGATCACCTCGGCCACATCTTCAATTGCCGTCGCGCCTGCCGCCCCCCAGTCCTGCTGATCAGAAAATGCCGCATCTGCGCCACACCACGGACACCAGATCAAGTGCTGGCCGTAGTACCGGCCGCAATGCGCGTCACCGCACCGGCAAACTGCCGGGCCGGATTTAACGAGGTTTTGCGGTTGCACGTCCGCACCGGTGTCCCGACCGGTCCGGGCCCCGTGGTAGATAAACAAATCGTGCACCCTGCCGGCCTGGGTCGTCTGGCGCTGCAGGGCATACAGTTTTTTAACGCCGGCGGACCCGATCAGGTCGACGATCTCGACTGCCCTGCGCGCCTCGGGCGGCAGGCCGTCCCGCGCCAGCAGTGATGCCCGGGCGTCCTGATCGAGCGACGCGACTTGCACGCCATGGGCACCCAGCCAGCCGCGCAGCTTCTGATTTTCCGAGGCGGCTGCCACTGTGCCGCCAGTCAACATGCACAGTTCCGCGTTGTACTGGGCCAGTGCCTGGTCCAGCACGTCAACGCCCGCGTTCACTGTGGCCACGTCGATAGCGACGCCACGCGCATTCATCGCTTTGGTGCACAGCCAAAACTCGCGCTCCGTGTCGCTCAGATCGGGGCATATTGCACTGACCGCCGCCTCGGCTTTTATATCGCCAATGTTATAGGCGTTAAACAGGGCAAAATCGGCAGGGTCATCCTCCGGCCGCACCCGCCAGTGCGGTTTGTTTTTGCTCGGCTTGCGGGGGCACGAGAATTTTTGGATCAGGCGTTTGCCGTCCGTCAGTTTTTGATCCACGGTGCCCAGGACTTCGGCGGCCCTCCCTAGCGCCCCAGGTAGCGCGAACGCTCGGCTTTTAGCCATGGCGTCCCGCAGTTGCCAAAACGGCAGGGCAGGCCAACCCATGCGTGCCTCGCATACGTTTTTCCAGATCCACCACTCGAACCCGTCATTCCACGACTCGATTAACCCCCCGGCTGCAATGTGGTCGAGCAGGTCCAGGGGCCGAGGCATGCCCGGCAGCCACAATCTTGGGCCCAGTCCGTCTTTCAGATCGTACGCCAGGCTGAGCACCTCGGTCGTGGGGTGCTCGGAGTAGACTGCCGCGCCGACTGCAAAAATGCCTTTTTTGGTCGCACCCTTCGGGGCGCCCCAGTTGCCGGCAGCTTCGTTCCATATATAGCCGGCTTCGGAATACGTCTCGAAGTCCATATCTGGCAGGACTGTTGAGACGCCGAGGCCGGCGGGCAGGCGCTCAGCCATCCTCTAGTACCATCTCAGCCAACCGATCCGCCCGGGGCCCCACCTGACGGGCCCATTTGCTATCCAGCATTTGCCGGCTCACCTCGCACCAGTCGTACTGTTTGGCGGCCGCTACCATTTTGACAAACCGGGCCAGGCGCTGCCGGCCCAGGTTGAACGCCATGTTGGCAAATGCCCGCTGTCGCGGCCCGCTCAGCTCATCGAAACCCGGCAGTACGGCGCGGGCGTCCCGGATCGCGTCGCCGATGCTGATATCTAGCAGCCGGTCAATTTCCGCGCGATTTAGCACGAAACCGGCCTCCGCCAACCTAACCGCGTCGTACACTCCAATATTTACCGGCGTAGTCCGGGTCCGCCCCCCTCGTCCCGATACGTAGTATTTCAGTCCGCCGGGGAGCCCTCGGGCCTCGATGTTCCAGCCAACTCCTACGGTCCAGTAGCCCGTTGAGCACTGATAGGGGGCCGTCCGCCACCCCTCGTCCCGCTCCAGTTCGGAGCGGAGCAAGTCAATATTTGTTTGATCCATCGTTTTCGTCCTCATTCATCTCGGCGAACCCCCAGGCTACCCCGACCAACAGGCCGAGGATGGCGCCGGAACTGAACACTGTGATTAATAGCAAAACGTTCAACATCTCCAGCGCTCCCCCAGTCATGCGGTCGGCAACGCCTGGATCTGCGCGTCATTCCAACCGCCCGCCCGCAGCGCATCCTCACTATACGGCTGGCCGTTAACGAGGCGCATGGCCACCGGAGCCGGTGCTACGGCAGCGGGGGGATTGAGGAAGTCCGGGGCGGGTTGGACCGCCGTTTGCTGCACCGGTGCTGTCGGCGCCGGGGCGGCTGTCGGCTGTTGAGGGATGGCGGGGGCCGTCTGTGCTCCGGCGGGCATTTGGGGCGCGGCGCCGCCGAATACATCTGCTGCGCTCGGGCCGGTGTCGAGGATAATTTCCACGCCGGCACGGGACAGCTCGAACAGGTGTGGATTGAGGTACATTCCGGGCGACTCGCACGGGCCGTTGCCCCGGACGCTGACCAGCACCCTGCAGTAGTCGCCTGGTTTGATTTCGTTTAGGTTTTGGATCTGGTGGATCGGCTCGTACTTGCCTGCGTGATAGCATTTGATCGGCAGGCCGGTGGACAGCTGCAGCACCCAATGGCCCGGGTACCCCTCCCGCTCGCACGGCTTGCGGCCGCGCTTGTTGGGTATCTGGCTATCGCCGTCGGTAATTTTCCAGGCAAACGAAGGCGCGCCATATTCACCGCGCGGCCAGTCCGTTGCAGCTTTGTTCCAGATGGCCGCGCCCCACTCGGTCTGGTTCCAATGCTGCTCGGGGCCCTTCGGGATCGCAACGCCCAGATAGCTCTCAGTCCGGGGCGTCACGCCGTCCTGCTGGAATTTGGGAGCCCCTGTTTTTTGATCCGTAACGGCGGCTGCAACCATCGGATGGCCGCCGACCAGGCGGCCAACGGGGGTCGTAATCTCAATCGATTCGCTCATGCTTCGAATACCTGCTTGGCTTTGTTTCCATTATCCGGGGCGATCTTAAACCCGGTCCGTGGTGTCTCACAGTATGCTGTAATGACGGTTTCGTCAACCCCTTTTTTGACTGCCTGATTCGGCGTGACCACATCGACCGGCTTACGCAGGTCTACGCCCATCATGTCGCCCAGGGCGGCCACATCGCTGGCCGGCGCAGT